TTTATTTATCAAATTTCGTGAAAGGAGCTAATCCGGCAGTAAATCATATGCTGATGGACGACAACTCCTTTAAAGTACAGAATGGAGTTGTTACCTCTCATAAGATTGGAGCTGTCTTGAAAGACGTAGGTTATGATCGTGTAGGTGATGTGGCTGAATCTGCTAAAAGTATTACAGGCTTATTCGATTCACGTGAGACCCCTAGTGTGCAGAGAATGTTGCTTACCGTGAACGATTCAGGAGATAACGACACACAGCTATTTTACAACAACGCTGGTACATGGACAGAGATAACACAAGCAGAAACAGATTGGATTGGTAAAGCTAATATCAACGTAGAGATGGAGAATTTTATTGGATATACTTTTCTTGTGGGTCATGGGAGTACGGACGGGTTTGTAACACCTGCCAGCTTAACCAATACAACGTTCTCCACCTCTACCAATGTAACCTCAATGCCAAATGCGAAATATATTCGTCGATACAGGGATAGGTTGTATATTGCTAATTGTGATATATCTGGCACTGCTTATCCTTACAGAGTTTATTTCTCTAGCGTACCGAGCGCTGGCGCAATAACTTGGACTGCTGCTACAGATTTTATTGATGTAGATTATTCTGAAGAAATAACTGGAATAGCTGAGAATTGGGATTATTTGCTTATATTCACTGAATATATGGTTTATTATTATAATCAAACTTCTTTCAAAAAGCTTTGGGAAATAGGCTGTTCCAATCATCGTACCATTAAGAATTATAGTGCTTATATGATATGGGCTAATGGTGATGGTGTATGGGTATCAGCCAATATGGGACGACCTCAAAATATATCAGGTAATATTATAGATTTTATACGAGCTTCTACGCCTTCGGCGTATTTCGCTGAAGTTGTAGACGAAGAGTATCATCTCTATGTAGGGGATGTGACTGTAGATGGAGTGGATTATACGAATGTGATGTTGACCTTCAGTTTTCCTACTAGCTCATGGAGATGGCGAGAACTTTCAGATACTATGACGATCTTCGCTCAATATAACGATTCAGGATCAAAAAGATTATATATGGGTGATGACGCAGGAATCGTATGGGATAAATCCAAATACACAGATGCAACCCCGGTATATACAGACAGCACAATATCAGGCTCCGGAGATCCGATTGCAGTGAATTGTGAAACAAAACCGTATTATTTCGATGATCCTAGTGTTAGAAAGCGTTTAAGGCGTGTTACAGTGTTTGCGGACAGGGCAGTGGGGGTGAGTACCAAGATGAGGGTTTACGACCGTAATACACGAGCTTTACGCCCTTATGAATCTATTGGACAGCTAACTAAGTATATAAATGTGTTTGAACCTAAAGATGTTGAGTTCAACATGTTGCAGTTTGAGTTCAGTGAATATTCTAGTAATGAATATTTCTCTATACTCGGTATGGTTGTCGAATACGATGTCGTATCAGTTCCTAGCACTAACAAGCAGAAGTAATGCCGACTATTACAGATTTGGGGTTTACACTCAATCGCACTGACGTGTCACTCTCTTATAATACAGCTTCGACCATTGAAGAGGATACTACTACAGTGGAGGCTGTTAATGTTGATGAAGAAGATGTTGATGCACAATCTAGTATTGCTACTGAAAGTATCAGCGGTGATAAGATTTCGGAGCTTTCAGTTGAGAAACTTGAAACTGGTACGATCAGCTCTAAACAAATTACTTTAGACATTACTACCGATGGTGAGGGTGATGTGTATTACGGATTCGGTACTTTTGATGCAGATGCCTGGACTGCTACAGGAGGGATGATTATGGGGATGGACGATAGCGATTCCAATAAAGTCAAGTTTTTCTTAGGAGATGCTACAACTTCAATGGATTGGAATGTTACCACGGCAGATACCCTAACTGTTGCCGGTGCTATTACAGCTACCTCTGGTACGATCGGAGGATGGGTTATAGATGCTGATTCGTTGAAAGATGCAGCCGGTATAGTGGGTATGTCTTCTGCAGTAACAGGAGCGGATGATGTAAGGTTTTGGGCTGGACATGCAACACCTTTAAGCGCACCATTCTACGTGACTGAAGCAGGGGTTTTGACCGCTACTAGTGGTACATTTGGAGGTTCTTTGATAGCCGGTAATATACATATACCTGACCAGGACAGTACAGCTAATTCGTTCCATGTAGACTCGACAGGAGATTTATGGATGGGTGCTACTGAAACAAATAAAGCTACAGCACCAGTTCAAATAAGCCCTGCCGGTGTATTTAAACTAGGAGATTTAGGTAGCACATATATTGAGTTGAATGGGCCTAATGGTACAGTCGGTTCTTCTAATTTTGCTACCGGTAACACTGGTTGGCAGATTAGTAATGACGGTAGCGCTGAATTTCAGAATGTTGAAGTTAGAGGCACATTACATAGTTCTGTATTTGAATATGATGTTGTTAGTGCAATAGGTGGGCAAATTATAGTCACCAATGCTGATAAGGTAGGTACTACTATGACAGCACTTGATGCTGCTAATTTAATAACTGAAGGGAATGCCACGTTCGTGAATGATGATATTTTATATATACGAGCTGATAGTGGATCAGGTATTGAAGAAGAGTACATGAGGGTAACAGATGCAAGCGGAGCGCCTACTTATGTTGTTACAAGAGATTTAGCAGCTGCTTATGGAGCGGATAGCAACCCTACATGGCCAGCTGGTACAGCTGTTGTAAAAACTAAGAATAGTGATTTGTCAGCTACTCATAGCGGAGGTTATTTGCAGTTGTTTGGGGAGGGTACAAACTCACCTTATTACTCAGTATTTGTGAGTTCAGGAGTAGCTTATGATGCTTTTGATGAAGTAGCTCGTATGGGTAACTTGAATGGTATTGCCGGATTTTCAAGTGACACATACGGTATATTTCTAGGTGATTATGATGCTAGACAATATTTAACTTATGACAGTGTTTCAGGTGAACTTTTAGTTAATGAAGCGAGTTTGGAGTTGAGAGCATTCTATGGTGATGGGTCAGATGGGACTGTAACTATTTCAGGGAATACGACTCTTACTCAGGATATGTTCTATTTGGATTTGACTATAAATGATGGGGTTACTTTGACCACCGGAGGTTATAGAGTTTTTGTAAGGCGCACTTTGGATCTAAGTACAAGTGGTGTAATTGATTATAGTGGTAATGATGGAGGTGATGCAGGAAACGGAGGCAATGGTTCAGCCAGTTCAGGTTCGGCATCAGGTGGTACAGCAGGCACAGCAGGAACAGCAGCGGCAGCTTTAGGTTCTGGTTCTTTACCGGGATCACAGGCAGGTATAATAGGCCTAGCAGGTCGTGCTGGTGCTGCACAAGTTGGCCCTGGGCAAACAGCAGGGAGCAATGGATATGCTGCAACCGCAGGAGCTAGTGTGGCGAAATGTTTAGTTAGTCCCGCAATAGCAGGAGCAGCAGGTGGTGCTGCTGGTACAAACCCTAGCGGCCTCGGGGGCACAGGAGCCGCTGGAGGAGCAGCTGGTAGTGCAACCGGTACAGTTCAGAATATACCTAGAGCTTTGATACCAGGATATTGCTTTTATGATTTTATTGATAGCGCAACTTTAAATAGCTCACCTCAAAATGGTGGTGTTGGTGGTGCTGGAAGTGGTGCGGCTTCTTGTGCAGTTTCTGCTTTATCCGCAGCCGCCGCAGGTGGTTCAGGAGGAAGTGGTGGTACTGGAGGTCAAGGTGGTATTGTACAAGTATTTGCCCGAAGAATAGTTGGGAGTGGAACTATAAGTGCTGATGGTGGTGATGGTGGTGATGCAGGAAATGCAGGAACTTCAGCAGCATTTGCGGGGGCTGGTAGTGCCATAGCAGGTGGTTCAGGAGGTGGTGCTGGTGGTGCTGGTGGTTGTGGAGGATTTATACTGTGTGTTTATAACTTCATAGAAGCTACTGTTACTTTCTCATCAGTTGCAGGTACAGGCGGTAGTGCAGGTACGGGAGCAGAAGGAACACCAGGTACGCCGACTTATAAGGGTGCAGATGGTGGTGCAGGAACGAATGGAACTGCTGGAACAACTATACAATTACGTAATTAGAATTTAACTTACACATTATGTCATTTCAACTAACAAGACCAGGGTTCTCCGACAAGGAGGCATGGTACGCAATCATTGAGGCTTACTGGCCGCCTAGTAGTACAGCTAGTGTTAAAAGGTATTATGATGCCCAAGCTAACTATTCGCAATTAACCAGAGCAATCGGCGATATTAACGATTCTATAAACAGG